AAATTAAAGAAAATAGGTAAAAAAATAGGAAGTGCCTTTAAAAAAATTGGAAAGAAACTTAAAAATGGTATAAAGAAAGTAGCCGGTAAGTTTGCTGAACTAGGACCTTTAGGTAGTATTGCTTTATCATTTGTTCTACCAACTGTAGGAACTTGGTTTCAAGGACTCCCCGATGGTGGTTTTTTAAAGACTGTAGCAGATGGTATATCAACTGTTGCAGGTAAAGTTAAAAATGGTGTAGGTAAAGTATTCAATAGAATTACAGACGCTGTTGAAGCTGGATTAAATGGTATTAGTAAACCATTTATGGATGGTGCTAGAGGTGCAGGTAGTGCACTTAGAGATGGTATTAGTAATTTAACTGGTGGCTTTATAGAAGGTTCTGATACGATTAATCTAGAGGGTAAGGCTATAGAAGTACCGGGTGCTAAAGGTAGTAGAAAAAATCTCCCTAAAGGTCAAAGAGAAATAAATAGAAGTAATGCTAAGTTAGAAGCAAATAAATTAAAAGTACAGAAAGATTCTTCTTTAAAAGACATAATGGCTGGAAATGACGATGGTAATGCTCTATTAGAATCTGGAGATTTAAGTCGAAAACAAATGAGAGAATTAAAGAAAGTAGGTAAATTAGAAAAGGCTACAGTTGGTGATGGATATTCCTTTACTGAGTATGAAAAGCAAACATACAAAGCTCCAAATAAACTAACGATAAAAGATAGAAAATGGAATAAAGAAGTAGAACAGAAATGGTATCATTCAGGTGAAGGAAGTGTAGGATATAAACCACACCTTGATACAGGAGGTCCTGCGTTCTTAGATAGTAGTACTCATGGAATTATGGAACCATCAGGCTCATCAAGTTGGAGAGAGCATATTGGAGGAAGTAAAGAATTTGGAGTAGCTAAAAAATTAGTTCCAGTTCAAGCAGCAACAAGTGCATACTTCCAACAAGAAGAAGCTCAAGAAGCTGCTCAAAGATATGCTAAACAAGCACAAGCAAAATATTTTAGTGATGTTGCTCAAAATGTTTTACAAAGACCAATAGAACCTAATGTATCTTATTTAGATTTTAATACAAACTTAACAGATGAACAGATGTTTTTATTACAAAATTCATATAGTGGTATAATCTCTGGAGGAGAAAGAAGTTATGGATAATATAGATAGACAACGAGTTCCAGCAGATATGGAACAGTATATGTTTGAAGGTCCTGTTCCGGGACAATCTTTAACTAATGACCCTAGTAACAGAGCACCTTGGGAAGAAGCACCTAAGTTTACTTCTGTTAAAGATGCAAGAGAAAAAATATTTTTTGACTTAACACATCCTGATAGAATAGAAAGTGTACAACAATTATTGATAAATGAAGTTCCTGTTAATACTATTGCAGAAGTTTTATTAACTCAAGGATTCAGAGAAGGTGCTTTCAATCCTGATATGTTAATGCAATTAATGGAACCTACTATGGTTATACTAATGGCTATAGCTGAGAAATCAGGTATTAGACCTATAGTAGAAGGCGAAGATAACGATAGAGATTTTGATGATGATGATGTCGGAATGCCTACTACTGACCCTAGAAATACTGGACCAATACCTGAGCAGATGTTAAATAAAAGAAGACAGAAGCTTATGCCTAAAGGAAATATAAATCCAATGGCTGTTGGTAAAGATATTAGAACACAATTAGATAATTTAAATCTTGAAAAAGTAGAACAGAGTATATTACAAAGACCTAAACCTACTGGAGATATGAAAAGTTTATTAGACAGAGGAGAATAAGATGGCAGATGAAATAGGAAATTTAGTTTCGAATATGGATAATATGTCTTTAGAAGACATAGGTAGTTCCTTATTATCTAGACAAGCTAGATTAAATGCAGAAGCAGCAAAAGAAGCTAAGAAACAGGCAAGGATTCAAAATGTTTTAGGATTACTTGGTGTAGGTATAGCTATTACGAAAGATGCTAAGAAAAGAAGATTAGCTGAATTAGAAGAAAAAAAAGTATGGGAAAGAGGTGATGATGAAGCTCAGGCTTCTCAATTTAGAACTAATGCAGAAGCAGTAAAACATTTCGTTGATTTGGATAATTTAAATGTATGGGAAGGTGAAGATTACTTAAATTTTAAAGCCGACCCAAAGGCATTAAAATTTTATTATGGTGATACAGATATATCAGAACTTTCTGAATCACAATTTAGAAGTGCTTACTTACATGATAGTGATAGAATAGGAAATATTGCCTTACAGTTTCGTACTCCATTTGATGAAGCATTAAAAAAGAAAATGAGTCCTAGTAGATATGATGAATTTGTAGGTAGTAAAGATTATGAAAAGGTACTGGAACTTCATGGTATGGATATAGCTAATCATTATTACAAAAATGTAGCTAAGGAAGGAGAAGCCTATAGACCTCAATATGAAAATTTTATTGATAACGGCTTAGAATTATTTAATTTAAAAGGTCCTGATAGGGACAAATCTGCCGAAGAATTTTTAAGGAGAGCACAAGGTATAACTCCTATGGGTGTTAGTAGAGTAGAAGCAGCTTATATAGATAGATGGGGAGTTCAAAATTATGATAAAGGATTAATTGGTGGTGTTATTGATGGAGCTAGAAAGCTTGGAGCTTGGAGTGATGATACAACTCCTAATATGTTTGAAAGTGCAAGTAAAGCAGACTGGTTATTTAATAGAGACCCATTAGAAGGAAAATTTGAAATGAATTTATCTTCTGTTGTATATGATAGTGTTAATAATAGATTACAACAATTTGAAAGTAATACTTTACCCGGATTAAGCCAAGAGAGTATATTGGAATTAGAGTTGGCAGTAGACGAAGATTATGTACCATATACACAATATGACGATTATAAAGAAAGTGGATTACTTTCTGATAAGAACTTTGTATATAAAGCTTTGTTCGGAAATCGAAGCAGAGAAGAGGTAACAGAAAGTGCTTTAGTTCATATGTCGGTGCCTACTCATGAAGGAGAAAATCAGACTCATAAAGGTTTAGGATGGCGTAAGATTTGGTGGAGAGCTGCCAGATATTCAGAGGATTTAGGTGAGGTTGAATTAAAGGCATTCCATACAGACACAACTAAATTAGCTATAGCTATGGAATTAGAACCAAAAAAATGGAGACAAATCTATGGTAATATGGTAGGAACTTTAGATGGATTTGAAACTCATGATGAAGTTGCTATGGCAGAATATGATAGATTTGCTTCTGATGAACAAGGTAGAATAATAATAGCTTCTAGAATGTTAATGCGAGAAGGTTTCTATAGTGAGGGAGGCGTGGGCATTGCCGAAGGATATGATTTCGAAACAGACACAGTTGATAGATTTGATAAATATTCTGTACCTAGAGGTTATAATACTCATAATAGTATAATGGCTAACGCAGAGAATAATTATATTTATGTAGATAAAGATGGATGGCATATTAATAATGATGTTAAGGGAGATGGTTCTGGAGGTTGGGATGAGTTAAGTCCTCAGAAAAAAGCTCAAGTATGGCATACTACTCTTATGAATATCGGTAATATAGAGGTAGAAAATCAGGTTGATTTAGTAGATATATATAGTGAGTTTACTCAAAGTATTCCTCATCCAATTATGGGTAATGTGGATGTTAATCAGTATCAGAGATGGCTAGCAGATGATTCAGCTAGAGCAGTAATATTTGGTGCTGACTTAGGACCCGATTATAATATGCCTGTAGATAAATGGTCAGAGGTTATGAATAAAAGAGGAACAACTACGATTGGTGGTTATAGTACGGGTTCATATTATTTCCCATCCTCAACAGTAGATAAGACATTAGGTAGTACTCGTAATCGATTTAGTAGAAGAGAATATTTAGACCGAATAAAAATGATTAAAGACTACGGGACCCTTGAAGCTCCGGAGGTTGCTGGAGTAGCTGAGGTAGAGGCAGAAGATACTAACTCTCTACCACCTGAAACTCTTGATTTTATCCCTGCAGAATGGGCTAATGTAACTAAGGCTGAGGTCTTTGGAGTAAATATAGAAGATAGTCCACTATATAATGAAAATACTAGAGAGGAATTAAGTAATTACGGAGACAGAATGAATAATGTCTTTGTTGCTGGAGGCTTTGCTCCTATTCCTTTTGATGATGTTGCAATGAAAAAAACTGATAGGATACTAGGCTTTATTGCATCTACTGAAAGTGGTGGTACAACTAATCCACTTATTGCAACCAACCCTGACTCAACTGCAAAAGGAGTTTTTCAAATTACTGATGGGACAGCTAAGACAGCGATTGTAAGACTTGTTAATAATTCTAAGTTTGGAGACTATGAAGTACCTGATGATATACAGGTATTATATGATGAAATAATGGATGAAGGATTAGAGTATATGAATATTCTTAGATTATCTCCTACTTCGCAGACTTTATTAGCTTTCTCAAATTTAATAGAACGACCTGTTTCTATAGATGGTGTAAAGCAAGATGGTTTAGGTACTGAATTAATGTGGAATTATTATAATGCAGAACCCGGTAGTATACAGGAAGCTATAGCTGCAGAAAAAATTTATTCATTAACACATCATACTGATGCAACAAATGAAAATATGAGTCTACTTGAAAAGGCGAGATATTCAGTAGGTAAGAATGATAATGTTGAAAGAAATTTACGAAAATATTATCCGGCTTGGAATGATTTTCAGAATAAAAGATATAATACTAAGAAGGATTAGGTATGGCATTACAAAGAGCCGGTAGTTTAACTTGGGAAGCTATTCAAAGAAATCAGCAACGAACTAAAGAAGAAGAACTACTAGAAAAAGAAAGAAAGTTACAAGCACATAATAACTTTCTTGTCCCTGATATTCCAGATAGAAGTCTTAAAGATACTAATACTATAGATGTCATAGAGAGCTCATTAGAAAAAACCTCTCGTATGCCTTTAGAATCTTTAGGTAATAAAATAACTTTAACCCAACTTAAAAACGATGACGAGTTTGCTGCTACAGCAGAACGATTTATGGAAAGTATTAATCGTGATGAGAACATATATGAATATCTAAGGGATGCTAATTTTAGTTTATCTTCTGCTGCACAAAGAGCTGCTGAGATGAAGAGATGGGATGAACAAACTTTACAAGATTATTCATATTTAAGAAATAGATTTAATAATGCTGAAATTGGAAACTGGAAAGAACGAGTAGGTTTAATAAAAGATTTAGGTGGTGATATTCTTCTTGACCCTCTTAACTGGCTTACTGCTTTATTAGCACTTCCTAGTGCTGGTAGTTCTTTAGGCTTTGGTCTTTCAGCTAGAGCTGTATCACAAGCTGCTATTAATAAAGGAATAAAGGAACTTGCTAAACAAGGAACTAAAAGATGGACTAAAGAACAAGCTGAGAAATCAGTTAAATATGAAGCAGCTAGAAGATTTGCTAGAGTAGGTGCTGTAGAAGGTGCTGCATGGACAGGACTACATGATTATTTTATGCAAGATATTGATATTAATCTAGGTCTTCAAGATGATATAGAAGCCGATAGAATAGCAAAGTCAATGTTAATGGGTGGAGCATTTGGTGGTGCTATTGGTGGTGTAGCTGGTAGATATTTAGCAGGTCCGGGATATTCTAAAACATTACAAAAAGAATTTGATTTCGCTGCAGAAGGTAATGTAGATGTATTTGTAGGTCAACTAGGCGAAAAGCCATTTTATAAAATAGGTAGTGAACAACCAAAACCAAAACAAAAACAATTAACTTTATTTGATGATGTTGAACAACCTAAACAGACTAAAGAGACTAAACCAAATCCTCGTAAAGAAGAGGCTGCAAGACATGAAACAGAATCTAGAGCTGATGCAACTGTACATAATAAACTTGATGATGAAGATAGTACAAACTTTTTAGATTGGAAAGAAGCCTCTGATAAAATAGGTGAGATTGGCAGTAAAGCAATACATCCACTTACATGGTTCTTAAGAACATTCGTACAAAAACCTACAGAAAAATTTGTTGATGTATTAAAAGATAATGCATCTCCGACATTAGTTAATAATCTTCGTAAATTAAGAAATGATTTTGATAGAGGAATAGCACGAGGATTAGATTCTGCTGGTGGAAGTGCTAAGTTAAGAAAAGAATATGCTGATGAAATGAATCCAGATGGACCTAAGAGTCAACTTACAACTCAAAGTTATGGAGAATATTTTGGAGAACTAATTGGTAAATATCATATAGGGTTAGAACAAACCTTTGGAGTTTTAGGATTAACTGGATGGAGACAAGTAATAACTAAAGAAACTAATAATAAGATGAAGACTTTATTACAAAGTAAAGATATTCAAGTTCTTAGACAAAGAGAATTATTAACAGACCCCCGTGACCCTAACCCAAGATATGGAAGATACACAGGTGAAGAACATATATTAGTTAATATGGGTTCAAAAAAAGGGAAAGCTAATTGGCAGAAAGTAGAGATTGGTTATAATCATAATGGTATTGAATTAGATAAGAAAATGTATTTTGGTTATACGAGATTAAGAGGATTATATGATGATGTTTACGATAGAGCAAAGATGGAAGGACTATTTAAACAAGGTGGTCCACAAAGATTAGGTTACTTCCCTAGAAAATTTAATCATAGTTCTATACAAAAAAATAGAGTAGGTTTAGAAAGAGAAATAGTAAAAGCTAACCATGCTAATCCTAATAATGAAATAGAAACATTTAAAGATTTTGTTCAAAAAGTTGGTGATGAATGGGTGGATGTAGGTGAGGCAGCTCATAAAGCTTCTAAAGGAAGAGACTGGAATCTTTTTGTAAATCTTAAAGAGACTGGTTCAAATTCTTTTGAAGAGCTTGCTGCTAGAAAATGGTTCTGGGACACTTTAAGTAAAGGTCAAAGAAAAAGAATTTCTAATAGTAAAGAAGTTAAAGCTTGGTTAAATAAAAATGATTACAAAGGTAAAGATGCTTGGAAAGAATCTTGGAGATATCTAGTAGATAAGATAGATGATAAAATGGATATTAATCAAAGTATTAATGGAGTAAAAACTAGAATATCTTTTGGTAAAGAAAGCCCTTATAATTATCTTACAAAGAAAACTAATGAAACTGTAGACTTATATGAATATGCTAGAAGACTTAAAGCTAGACATATCGTAGATGACATGTTAAATAAAAGACATGTGCCATATGAATTACAAGCATTAAATAAAAGATATGGAGAAAGTTCAGGAT